AAATTTGATATGATTGTGAACAGCAATCTAACTAAACCAACTGTAACATACCCTGTGTATGTTCGTTCTGGTAATAATATATTTGTTCGCCCGTTATCTATACAAACTTTAGTACAAGCAAATTATATAAGAAAGCCATTAGACCCAAACTGGGGATATGTAACTATTAATTCAGACCCAGTATACAACGCAGATAGTTCTACGAATTTCGAAATATCTGAAGAAGATGAAACGGAATTAGTAATTAAGATATGTAAATACGCTGGTCTAAGCATTAGGGAAGCTGACGTCGTACAGGTTGCGGCCCAGCAAGAGCAAGTTGAATACGCAAAACAAAATTCATAGAGCATGCCAATTATAGGAACATACATAGACCATAGAGAATATTATCAAAACAACGGGAATAATCCTAGAGACGAAAACTGGGGTACATATCAGTATCTTTTGTTGCGAGACATTATAAACAACTTTTTACTAACATACGTGGGTGACGATAAGGTCATAAACAAAGCTGACAGAAACGAAGTTATTTTTCACGCAAAAAGGGGTCTTCAGGAGATTCACTATGATGCATTAAGAGAAATTCAGCAATTTGAAGCAGAGCTTCCTGATACGCTTAAGATGCATTTGCCTCATGATTTTGTTAGCTGTGTAAAAGTTTCATTTGTAGGAGATGAGGGTCTTACTCACCCAATAATGCCTAACCATAGAACAGCTACTCCAACAAGTTATTTGCAAGACAATACAGTTCATAAAAACATTCTTATGGACCATAACGATGATGCTCTTACAGGTACTCCTGTTATAGAAACTAACTGGAGCAATCAATCATCTTCTACTCCAAAAAAACCAAACCCAAATCATTTAGGGCAAAATTTTGGAATGGATACTTCTACTGCTAACAACAATGGCAGTTATGTATTAGATAAAAATCAAGGTTTTATTTTATTCAGCTCAGATTTGTTGGGTAAGCAGATTGTTATAGAGTATGTGTCTGATGGAATATACGGACTTGCTGACGATGAAATAAAAGTTCATAAATTAGCAGAGACGTTTATGTATGATTACTTAGTGTCTAGCATATTAAAGCAGAAATTTGGAGTTCAAGAGTATATCGTAAGAAGAGCTCAGAAACAAGCTTCAGCGTCATTAAGAAATACTAAGATTAGATTAAACTCTATAAAACTAGGTGAACTTACTCAGATTTTACGAGGACGAGATAAGTGGATAAAGTAATATGAAGATACAAAATTTATTTTCTACAGGTAAAATGAATAAGGACGTTGATGAACGTCTTATTCAAAATGGCGAGTTTATTGACGCGAAAAACATACGTGTCCTAAATACCGCTGGCTCAGATGCGGGTGCTATTGAAAATGAAAAAGGAAACATACAATTAACCAACCTTAACTTATTAAATAACCCAGAATGTATCGGCTCTGTTTCAGATGAAGCAGAGGAGAAGATATATTGGTTTATCGTTAATGACGACGGTTTTTCATATATATATGAGTACGACCGAACAAACCAAATTACATCTCAAGTATTAGTAGACGAGAGAATTGGTGACGAACAAGTTTTAGGGTTTAGCAAAGACTACAAAATTACTGGTGTAAACGTTATATACAACGCATCAAAAAAATCAAAGCTTTTATTGTTTACGGATGGGTTAAACCAACCTAGAATGATTGACATTAATAGGTCAAAGTCATATGGACTAAACAATTTTTATGAAGATGATATTTCTTTGTACAAAAAACCTCCCTTTAAAGCACCTACTGTTGTTCCTTTTAATACGGGGTTTGCGACAGAAAACGCTGTAAAAGAAAATTTCTTTGCATTTGCAACTAGATATAGGTATTTAGACGGGGGTTATTCTGCTTGTTCTTCGTTTACTTACTTTAATTTTTCTCCAAAGTTGTTTGAAATAGATTTTGCTTCTATGGAAAATAATGGAATGGAGAACGTTTTTAATGGATACAGATTAACGTATGACAGTGGAGACCACAGGGTTACAGACATTCAACTGCTTTTTAAATACCCAGTAGAGCCAACAATATACATTATAGACAATATAAACAAAAAAGAAAGCTCTATATTAGATAATACTAATCAAACTTATGAGTTTGCTAATAAAAAAATATACAAAACACTACCACAAGATGAGGTTTTTAGAACTTTCGATGATGTTCCTTTAACCGCAAAGGCTCAGGATATAATTAACGACAGAATAGTTCTTGGAAATACTACAAGTCAATACGATTTACTGGAGCAGGAAGATTCGGAGGAATTGATAAAAATAAATTATAATGTTTCTCTAGAATCAAAATCACAGGAGGGGGAAATAATAGAAGGCTCAAGAACATCTGGTGACACTAAAATAACTTTTGATTTTGATGGATATGAATTAAAAGAAGGAAATACTATATCTGTGTTTTTATTATTGGAATCTGATGAAGCGGGTACAGCTCCAAACCAATACTTTGGAGGAGAGGGAGATGTGCAAGGAGCTTTTGTTCTTTCACAAGACTACACTTCTTTTGACGATATAGTTTTATCTAACGAGTTTTCAGACTTCTTAACGTCTTTAAGCGGCTCTTTTTCTGCAGTAGTAAATACGGTTCCGCCAGATGATGTTACAGACACAGAGTACGGAGACTTTGTTTTAGACTCAAACACACAAACGTCTTTTACACTTTTAGCTCCTACATTAACACACACAGTCGACAACACTCCTGCTGTTACTGATGACGATGATTTTACAGACATAGACGAACCATATAAATTTAAAACAGACAATGTTGCAGCGATAAAAGAAGATTCAAGTAATGTTTCTTTGAAATCTATAAGAAGCTATGAGGTTGGTTTGGTTTATTTAGATTCATATGGCAGATACTCTAGTGTTTTACTTCCAAAAGAATCTTTAGGAGAATCTTCCAGCGAGGTTTTTGTTCCTATACAAAACAGTATAGATATAAATAAGTTAAAAGTTTCTATATCAAATCCAGCACCTTATTGGGCAAATAGATATAAGTATTTTGTAAAGGTAAATAAGACACCTCATTTTACCATGTATGCAAGTCTTTTTTATGAAGAAGACCTTTATAGATGGGTTTTGCTTCAAGGCGCAAATTTAGGAAAAGTAGAAGCTGGTACAGTTTTAATTGTAAAATCAGATGATGATGGCCCTTTAGACCAAGAGGTAAAGTGTAAGGTTCTTGAGGTTACTACTAAAAACGCTGCTGACGAACCACAAGGTGAAAAGGGGTGGCTACCAGGTAATGATATTCTTGAGAAATCAGGGACCTATATGAAAATTAGGCCACTTAATTTTAATATGGATTTTAATCCTAATAACTTTCAAAATTACCATAAAAGAAGTAAAAAAAGCAGAACCAGTAGCGGCTATAATAATCATACTCTTCCACATTTTGAATTATTTGGAGGCTTTTCTTTTGGTTCCTATGGAGATAAATCCAAGGGTATACTACAGTTATTAGACGAAGATACTGATACATATATAAATCAAGATTTAAACACTGGCTCACAAATAAAATTAGACTTTAAGTACGAAGAGATAGGTGATAATTTTAATTGGAACGGAAAATTTACTGTCAACGGAAATTACACTTGCGCTGCTAATTCACCCACAAGGCTTAATCCATTTGTTCAGTGGATGGAAAATGAAACAGCTTTCCCTAGTGAGGAGGTTTCTTTCAGGCTGGACGCAACAGCTGTTCGTTTTAGAATAGAATCTTTTCAGCAAAATCCTAGTGATGATTTTATATTAACCTTTTACAAGGCAGATGCAACAAGAGACTTAACGTTACTTCATGTAACTACATCAGAAAGAACCAGTGGTTTAGAAAGGTCTTATCTAACAAGTACTATAGATATAATTCTCACTAATGGGATTTTAATATTTGAAACAGAGCCAACAGAGATAGATGATGAGATTTATTACGAAACTGAAGAGACTTTTTTAATTGAAAATGGGCTACACAAAGGTAATGAGCAAGACCAAACAGCCACAGACCCAGCTATTTCAGTGCTTGGTTTTGGTAACTGTTTTAGTTTTGGAAATGGCGCTGAATCAATAAGAGTAAAAGACGATAGATTTAAGCCTGTTTTTGATATAAAATCTAGGCCAAACATAGCGATAGTGGAGGGTTATGAAAGAAAAGAAGACAGAAATAAACTCATATATAGCGGCGCTTTTAACGAAAATACTGGGTATAACACATTAAATGAGTTTAACTCAAGTAGAGGGATAACAAAGTATATGGACATGAAATATGGTTCTATTCAAAAGCTATTTGCTAGAGAATCGGACTTGATTGTTTTTCAAGAAGATAGAGTTTCAAAGGTTCTTTACGGAAAAAACATACTAAACAGTCCAGATGGAAGCGGAAGTATATCTCAAATAGAAAAAGTTTTGGGTCAAGATGTTCCTTATTCTGGAGAATACGGAATTTCTGTAAATCCAGAGTCTTTTGGTCATTACGAGGGTAGATTGTATTTTGCAGACCCTAATAGGGGTGCGGTATTAAGGCTTGGAGCAGATGGTATAACACCTATATCATACGCAGGAATGAAGGCGTTTTTTAAGGAAAACTTATACAATAATAAAACAAACTTTAACATAGGTGGTTTTGACCCAAAGTATCATCAATATGTTTTGTCTATGGGTAACGAGCAAATGCCTCAACCAGCATTAGAAGTGGATTGTGCTTCTACATTTACAAGAACAATTACCTCAGCATTTAATTACGATTTAAACCTAGGGTCTTTTGCGGGTACAGCTACCATAGCATACACAACATCAGCCTCTATAGATATAGTGGTTGTTTACAACGGAAACACATACACCAATAATGGTCTTACTGGAACAGGAAGTGTAACTTTCCCTGTAACGTCAACAGACCTTGAGACAACAAACATTGCAGATGTAACAATAACACCAGCATCTTCTTCTCTTATTACATTGACACACACGTGTCCAGAACCAGAAACTCTTGAAGTAATATTAGTTGTAGTGAATGACGCAGGAGAAGCGAATGAGACTATTATCAACAGATACAAGCACGATGGAGCTCAAGGAGGTGTGTTTAATTCCGATTTAGATATTTTTGACGCTGATGAATTGACAAGATTTGAAACTTTATCTGGTTTTATGGGGGGTGATATTATTCCAGACAACGGTGACACTGTAACGCTTTCTTCATTAAAACAATCAGGAATTCATACTGGAGATTTCAATGATTGTAATAGCTTAGGTTATTTAGTTTCTGCTGCGGGTGGGTTGACTGTTCAAAATATAATAGACCAAGCTACATATCCATCAGTTACAGGACAAACACTAGCTAATGGAGATGAGGAGAACACAACTTCATTTACTTTTAACAGAAATAATACAAGTCAAAAATTATACTTGATTTGGAACTACATTGACCAACTTCCAGTATTAGTTGATGATTCTATAACAGGAATAACAAACGGAGGAAGCGCAACAATTAATGTAGTTGCTAATGATACAATTCCTTCGCCTTATACTATTACGATAGGCACACAACCAACAAACGGAACAGTTGTTATTAATGCTGACAACACTATAACCTATACTCATACCGCAGAGGCAGACCTAAATGATAGTTTTACATATATTGTAGATAGAGGTGGGACTTGTGCCGCAGAAGCTACCGTAACAACTCAAGCCCTTGCTATAACAGTAGACACATATATATATATAATTTTTGATAGTACAGGTTCAATGTCAGGGACTTTCATTCCATTGCAGACAATGGTTTCTGGAGCGTTAAAAGGTGTTTTACAAGAACTTTACGCTACGGAAGGAACTGAAGCTGAAGGTAATACAGACCCAGCAACTAACGGAAGCGATGAATACGACGCTAAGGTTACTATTACTAATGATGGTCAAGAGCGTTCGTTTTCAATGGTGATGAATAGCGACTTGCCTAACGATGGAAATTTCCCATCTGATGCTGCAAATGTAATTGTTTTATCTTTTCAAGATGAATCAACACCATACGGCCATGGACAAAACGTAGCAAATCTTGCTACGTCTCCAAATACAACAGTAACAAATGATATAGCTAGTTTAAGAAGCTCTGTTGCAACATTGAATGGAACAAACTCAGGATTTTATAGAGGCGCTTTTATTAACATAGCTGGACATGCTGGTTTTCAAGCATTTATGACGCAAATGAGGTTTGGGACAGCAAATAACTGGACAGCATCAACTGCAAACTTAGTAAACTTATCTGGTGGAACTGACCCAACATTTGTTTACGAAATGAATATTGTGGATGGTCCTGGAGCTAATCAAAACACTGTTACACCTCCACTAAAACCTGATGGAAGCGAAGCATTTGACCAATGGCAATATTACTATCTATACTGGATAACACACTCGCTTAACACGCTAGGGTTTACTCCAGATAACACAACATGGCCAATAATAATAGACGACTAATATGGCACTACAAACAGGACAAAGAACAATAACATTTGACGAGGTTTACACTGCATGGACTTCATTTCACTCATACGAACCTGAGTGGATGGAGCGTCTAGGCACTAATTTTTACACGTTTAAAGGAGGAGAGCTTTATATTCATGACGAAAATGACTCTAGAACCGTGTTTTATAACAAAGGTCATGGATGCAGTATAACATATTCTTCAAATAAGAATCCATCAGATGTAAAAGTTTTTAAAACAATAGGGTTAGAGACAAACTCTGATAGTTGGTTTGCTACATTATCATCAGAACAAGAGTTTGGAATTATAGGTGGTGCAGGCAATTTATTGTTTGAAAACAAAGAAGGTTTTAAATATGCTCATATAAGAAGAGATTCAAGTAACAGTCTTGATTTTAACAAGCTTTCTATTCTTGGAATAGGGGAGCTTCAAGCTTTACCAGGAACGAATCAATACGAGTTTACTAATCAAGTGCCCAACCAAGTAAACGTGAATAATGCTGACTCAATAGGAGGAGATGTATTATACTTTAATGATGGGACCACTAAGCAAATTGGTGTAATTGATTCGTTTACAGCTAATACAATAACAACTGTTTCATCAATATTTACACCATCTGTAAATGATTTTTGTTTTGTAGTTAAAAACGCAGAGTCAGAGTCTTATGGGCTACGTGGTTATCACGCAACAATAACATTAAATAATAATTCTACAAGTTTTGTGGAACTCTATGGCGCAAACGCAGAGGTGTTTAAGAGCTACATGTAAATTTTGTATATTTGTAAAAATTAAAGTATTATGGCTATAATGAGTGCAATTGGAATGGGAATCGGTGCTATAGGTGCTGGTGTTCAGTTTTTTCAAGGAGCAAAAATGAAAAGAGAAGCTGAGGCTAAACTATCTCAGTTCCGCCATCAAGAGCTTACAAATTTAGCTGAAAACCTAAAACCATCTCTAGAAGCAGAAAGACAGATGCAAGTAGCAGCATCTAAACAAAGAGCTGCTGTAGTCGATGTTTCTCAGGGAATGGACGCTGCTCAAGCGATGGGTATGATGGCTATGGGCCTAGGACAGACTCAAGACATGGAGATGAAGGCTTTTTCAAGTATGTTAGATAAAGAATATGAAGCAGACCAAGTAAGAGTTCAAGAAGAACAAAATATGAGAGCTATGATAGAGAAAAGAAAGATGGAAGAACTCCAATCTCTTAAAGCTCAAAAGATGGCTGGTTCGCAAATGCAAACAAGTGCAATAAAAGATTTAGGGGGTATGGCTTTAAGTGCTGGTATGGCTAGTGATAAATTAGCTGCTTCTCAAGGAAAATCTACGAGTTTATTTGGAAAAGCAGGATAAATAAAAAATAAAATATGTCATACGGAGGAGGAACTGTAACACAACCAATATTAGGAGGTTTTGGAGATTTAGCAACTATGCTTCTTCAAGGTTCTTCTGAGATAGCTCAAATCAACCTAGAGATAGGTAAACGAAGAGACCAACAAGCAGCTTCTTTAGCTGAAACCATCTCTAAGATTACCTCTACTGGGATAACTACTCACGATAAATTAATTCAACAAGGCGCTAGAGATGCAGTAAACAGACTAGCTCAAGCTTTTGAAGCTAATAAAAGAGGAGATATTTCTTTAAGTGAAGTTTCGGCTATGTCATCTCAATTGGATTCTGAGGTCGGAATTTTATCTAATATGGCGAAGCTACAAGATGAAAATTTAAAAGCCATAAAGAAGGGAATTGATGACGGAGATGATGATTCAATATCATTTGATTATCAAAACAATTTGTGGTATACTGACCCGAACTTAAAAAACGATGTTTTTCTTTCACCTGCAACAAATGCTGACGGAACTATTAAAACAAATCCAGACGGAAGCACTATGATGGTTAGGAGACCGTCTATAGAGGGTCTTCAGACGCAAAGAATAAATGGGGTTTCATCTGTTGTTAAAATAAAAGAAGTACCTTTGAGGGATGAAAATGGCGACCCTGTTTTTGATGAAAATACAGGAGCTCCTTTAACAACAAACAAGACATTTTCTCAACCTTTAACGGAATTTTTAAATCCTTCACTAAAAAGAGTAAGCCGATACGACCTAGTAGACGACGTTAAAGGATTTCAATCTATTACGGGCAATAGATTTCGTTATGTAGATAAAAACACAGGGCAGATTACGAACATGCCTTACAGCCAGCTTGGTCAGACGGCTAACGGAACGATAATTCAAGGGTATACTATTGAGCCAGAGAATTTTCCAGACATGATTAGACAAGTGGAGAATTATATTGGTAACCCAAAAGACGACGAGGTTATATCTATACTTCATAGTTATATGAAAGCAAGAGCTGATTGGCAACCAGACTATGGTATTCCAAGGACTGCTGCTGAGGTAAATGATTCTAACCTGATGGAAATTATTGTTGGTGGTCAAAAAACAATTCTTCCAAAGTATTATGACATGAATGGGGATTCTTTAGTTTTTACTTCAGACCCTTTAGACCTACAAACAGACGGCTCTGGTAAAATAATAGTAACTGAAGAGCAAAGAGAGCTTGCAAAGGCTTTTAAAAGAGACCATATGCTTAAGTCTTTTAATGTAGAATATAAAGACTACAAGGAGTATTTAGACGGGAAAAAGCCATCTTCAAAAACACCTCCAACAGTTTCCTACAACCAGGCGGTTTATTCTAAATCTACACCTACTGGAATGAATAACACAAATAAAATTGACTCAGACTATATCAGTAATATATTGGGTGTAGCTGTAATTGGTAGAAATGAGTTTAGTTCAGGTACTGGAGCGTCTGCAAATGAGACAAGAACTGCTATGTCTACACACAGTAATGGTCAAATAGTTAATACTGCTATGTTATCGTCGTCTACTGGCCAATCTAAAGACCTTTATGATAGAAGAAATGATATTGTAGGAGGGTTTTCTATAGTTTACGCATCAACACCTACAAAGAGTTCAGATGATGTAAGGACTAAAATAATGCAAGACTTAAAAGGCACGACAGCTTCTGGCGGTAAACTTACAAGCGTTAACAATATTTTATTCATGGATGAAGGTATTGTTGATGGAAAATTTGCTTCTGCTAAAGTATTGATTGAAGGGACTATTGACTTAGCATC